GTCAGACTATGAATTCGGCTAGTATGGGAGGAGGCGGAAAGTATTTTCGTAAAGGATATGGAAGAGATCTTGGCGGAATATTGGGTGAGGGAGTTCAAGGGATAATGGATGCGATAGGATTTGGGGATTACCGTATAAAGAGGAATTCTTTGATCTCGCACATTAATACCGGGACAGACCCGCCCACCGTCAGGAATAACTTTCGGGGGGAGGGTACTGTTATCCACCACCGGGAGTTTATTGGGAATTTGAAGTCTGGCACGTTTCGTAGTGGTACGACGGCCACTGAGTTTACAAAGTTTGCTTACCCGATTAATATTGGGAATTCGAACTTGTTTCCGTGGGGTTCTACAACTTCTGTTAATTTTCAGGAGTGGGAACCCAGCGGCATCTTGGTAGAGTTGAAGACCACGAGTTCTAATGCAACTCTTGATTTGGCGATGGGAGCGATGTTTTGTGCGGTCGATTACAATTCGTTAGATCCTGCGCCTTCTTCAAAGAGGGAGCTTGAAAATATGGAATATGCTATGAGCCAAAAGCCTAGCTCTTCTATTGTTATGCCGGTGGAGTGTGCGCGTCAAAATACGCCGCTAACCCACTTGTATATTTCACGTGATTTAGATTACCAGGGGGGGGATCAGCGCCTCTATAACCTTGGTGTTCTGTATGTTGGTAGTGAGGGTATTCCCGCTGAGGAGGCAGATATTGCCGAGATCTGGATTACCTATGACATTACCTTGTTTAAACCGATTCTGGGCAGCGAATTTTTGGTGGAAGCTGCGATTATTGATTCGTCCTCTAATACGAACGATTTTCCTTTCACTAATGGCGTTGTCCGTTACGATCCACATGGACTTATTGCTGAGACCAATTTGACGAGTTTTTCTTTCGAGATTAGCCCGCATGGTTACGGTAAGTGTTTTATGATGATCGTGAATAATGGAGCCACGTTGTCTGGAGCCACTATTAGTCCACTGTTAGATTTATCAATTTCGGGTGGCATTGATTATATCTTTGCCTGTCAGATGTCAG